CAGCATATTGACCTGCAAATGTTCTTGAGCCTCCATATACACCTTCGTATACTCCAGCATATGTTTTTATATATTGCTTTGTAAAGAACCTTGCATAGTTACCAGCAAAGATACCCTCAAAGTTATCTGTACCACCATAGTAACCTGTAAACGTACCTTCATACTGGCCAGTATATGTTTTGGTATAATTTCCTAGATAAGTCTTATCAAACGATCCTTCATACGTTTTTGTATAGTTGCCAGTATATGTTTTTGTATATTGGCCTAAGTATGTCTTATCAAAAGAACCTTCATATGCCTTTTCATATAATCCTAAAAACGAACCAGTATATTGGCCTAGATATGTTTTAGTATATACGCCTAAATAAATTCCTGTGTATGTTTTATTGAAGACTCCTTCAAACGTACCCTCATATTGTTTATTAAATGCACCTTCAAATAGTCTACTATAAATGCCACTATATGATTTTAAATAATTACCTTCATACTGGCCTTGGTATTGCTTGATGTATACACCTGAATACTGGCCAACATATGTTTTTGTAAACTGTTGATTGAATGCACCTTCATACTCTTTTGAGTATTGACCAATAAATGTACCAGTATATGATTTCTGATAGTTTCCTACAAAAGAACCTTCATATGCTTTTTCATATATACCTACAAATGACCCAGTGTATTGACCTACATATGATTTAGTATATTGTCCAGTGTATTGACCTACATATGTTTTAGTGTAATTACCATCAAACGAACCTTCATAATCTTTTGTAAACGTACCTTCAAATTGTCTGCTATATTGACCTGTGTAGGACTTTAGGTATATTCCTTCATACTGGCCTTGATACTGTTTGATGTATACGCCTGTATATGTTTTGACATATTCACCTTGATATTGTTTGTGGTAGTTTCCAAGATACAGCTTTGTATATATCCCAGTGTATGCGCCTTCGTATTGTTTATCAAATGCGCCTTCAAATGTACCTTCATATTGTTTGGTATATTGACCTACAAATGTTCCTGTGTACTGTCCTATATATGTCTTTGTGTATATCCCTGTAAACGTATTAGTATAGGTTGCATTAAAGAATCCAGTGAAAGTTCCTTCATACTGCTTATCAAATGCACCTTCAAACTGATGGCTATAAAGTCCTGAATATGATTTTAAATAATTACCTTCATATTGTCCTTGATACTGTTTAACATAAATTCCTGTATATACACCTTCAAATGCACCTTCGTATTGTTTGTTAAACGTACCCTCATATTGTTTTGTATAGTTTCCTAAATATACTGTACCGTATTCACCAACATATGTATGTGTAAATAAATGGGTGTATTGACCTACGTATGAAGCTTCATATGCTTTATTAAATGCTCCTTCGTACAAAGTAGAATATTGTTTGTTATATGTTCCTTCATATAATCCAATATACTCTTTATTAAAGGTTCCTGTATATGACGCTGCATATGTTTGTTCAGATACTGTAGCTCTTGTATCGGATATTGATGCTCCAACTTGGATCCATGTCTCTCCACTTCCAGCTGGATTGGATGCTGCAAATTTATACTGGCCAATACCAGTTGCTATAATCTGATTTCTTAATCTTGCAGCTAATGTTTTAATGTCAGCATCTGACATTTCTTGAACGCTTCCATTAGTTATCTGAGACGTTCTTACAGTAGAAGGAGCAGAAACTCCTTTGTCCTTTCTCCATAACTTTAATGTTATATCAGAACTACCTTGTCTGGTATCTGTTACTGAGAATCCGCTATCTGAATAAAGACTAGGGTTTGGCGTATTTGACTGCAGAACGTAAGATCCAATACCATTAGATACAAGATTAGATAATGCTCTAGATATTAATGTATCATTAAGGTTATTACTATGCTCTGCAGCATAACCACTATCATTAAGAAATAGTGGATTAATCATTGATGTTTCTGCGACTGACTCTAAATTTTGTTTTAAGGTAAATGTTGACGAGTTAAACCCGTTAGCTAAGACTGGATGTGATCCAACACTAGATGTACGTTTAGTATCTGTAAATGTGCCTGCGTCAGTTCCATCACCATTAATATTAATGGTACCTGAACCAGTAAGTGATGTTGCAAATTCAGTTAAGATCTGATGGACGGCATAATCCATTTCGGTTGTTTGCATCTCTTGTAAGCCAAGAAAAGTACCTCCGACGGTCGATTTGATCTTTAACGGATTTCCCATTTATTTAAGCCTTAAATTTAAAAGCGCTATCACCCCAAACGCTACTCTCGGTACTATTTATAAAAGTTACTCGAGAGGCATTATACCCTTTTATAGCTGATCCAGGAATGCCTCCGTTACCAGCATTTGCATACTGAGCATAATTTGTACCAGGATTAGATTCGTTTCTTGCAGGATTATCATGAGTAAATCCTCCACCAGCTGTACCCAGTTGACCCAATCTACCACCATCACCACCGTGTAATTGATAATGAATAGCACCGTTGTTGCCTGATCTAGCTGAATCTGATTCTTCTACAAATCCACCTACACTAGAATGATAGCCAGCACCTTTACCGCCATTACCTGCTCCAGCAATTATATATTCTTCAAATGCACCGTGCACGCCTACACCACCTGATCCACCACCACCGCCACCTCCGGCGATAATTCCATAACTCTCAATGTAAAGTTCAACAGGACTTCTTAACAATATTGCATCTCCACCATTACCACCATCTTCACCTACTGCTATGTAGTCTCCATTATCACCACCAGCTCCAATTATTCTTGCTGGGCCATTGGCATCAGCTTTTAATGTTATCTTAACTTTATGATTAACACTTCTAGATTGTGAGATTAATGATGTGTCAAACGCAGGAACATTTATATCATCTGAGTATATTGTAACACCTGGATCGACAACAATGTTAACATGCTTTGGCTTACTATACAATGAAAGCCCTAAAGAAGTCAACTCTGATCCAAGATTAAATTGATTAGTATTAGATGTGACATTTATATCTACTCTGTCATAATCAACTGCTACAGTTTTAAATGTTCCGTTATCTTTTACTTGTGTGGTTTGTACAGTCTTCCATACACCATTTTCTTTTACTCTAGTTCTAGAAACTTCTTTCCATACACCGTCAACTTTTACCCTTACTTTTCCAGAATCTGTCAAGTTACCGGATTGCAAACTTTGAGTGCTTGTTGTTCCTGTGTATGATTGATGGAAGGTTCTCTCTCCTGCATAATTGTTAGTAAAGTATGCTAGTGAGTAATTTTTAGGACCAGCACCTGAGTATGCTCCACCGTATGTTTTTATATACGCTTTATTAAAAGATCCTTCGTATTGATGAGTGTAATGTTTAATGTATCCTTTCGTATATTGTGCAATATATATTCCTGTGTATGTTTTTACATATGCACCAATGTATGTCTTATCAAAAGAACCCTCGAACTGCTTATCAAATGATCCCTCATACTGGCCAGTATATGTTTTGGTATATAAACCACTAAACAGTTGTGAATAAATTCCAGTATACGTTTTTGTATATTGTCCAGTATAACTTTTTGTATAGCTACCTGTATATTGTGTGTCGTATGGACCGCCAGAATATACTCCTGTAAACGTTCCTGTATACAACTTGGTCCATTGTTTTATATAGTTCCTTGTAAAGGATCCTTCATATTGCTTGTCGAAGTATCCTACAAATGATCCTTCATATTGCTTATCAAATGTTCCTTCATATTGGCCTACATAAGTTTTAGTGAAATATCCTGAGTATGTTAGTCCATCAAAGTATCCTGTAAATTGTGCACCATCAAAGTATCCAATATAAGAACCAGAGAAACTTTCGGTAGAGTTTCTTGCTGTAGCTATTCCTGCTGAGAATCCTGCCTCATAGTCTCCAAGATATACTTTTATAAATGTTCCTGTATATACTGCTGCACTTAATCTGGAGAAGTTCTTATTGAAGGATCCTTCGTATTGTTTATCATATCCACCTTCATATTGTTTGTGGAATGTTCCTTCATATAGGCCTTCCCATTGAACCGGACGTGAGTGTACATAATTTTTTGAGTAGTTCTTTGTATAACCTACCGTACGTACGTGTATATAATTTACAGCTCTTTCACCTTCGTATGTTCTCTCGTATGGTCCTAATATATAATTCTTTTCATAGTTTCCAACATAGTAAACTAAAGGGACACCTTCGTATGTATTTCCTTCGCCTGGAGGTGATGGGAAAGGTGATGGCGGTTCTCCTGGATTTTGTCCAACATATAAATTTTCTTTCTGCCCTTTTCCTAGGAACGATCCATCAGTAAACATCTTACTATAACTTAATGCACCAGCATATACTCCACCTGTGTATATGCCGCCTATATAGTTTTTATTGTATGCTTTAGACCAATATCTAAATCCACCATAATTTTTAAAGGTAGGTTGACCAGGTAACCTTCCTTGATTAATTCCTGTAAAATATCTAAATTGTGAAAATGTAGCTTCAAATGTATTTAAGAAGTATCCAAGTGGACTGCTTCCACCAATATAGTTTACGGCAGTGTTTTTATTATATGCACCCATGAAGAATGAATATTTGCCAACATTCTGACCGGTGGGATTAGGAGTACCTTGAACATAGTTTAGACCAAGTAGGTCACCTTGATATGTTGCATTACCAGGACCGACCCAGTTTGGTCCCGCTACCCATGCGTTAACTGTAGCAATGTAGTTTGTAAATCCTGCCGGTGCTGTTCCACCTTGATACTGCAGGCCTAAATCATTCATCCAGTTGTTGTCTTGGATGTAGCTACTTACATATGATGTATTGAAAGTGTGGTCTGTTGTTCCTACATATGCAGATTCATCAAAGATGTCAAACTGTGATCCTGGTAAGAAAATTCTTTCTATTTGCCTAACATATCCTGGTCCAGTAAATTCTTTTTGATAATTACTAGCTGGAACGTTGCCAGTAGGAAGATAACTTTTTGTAAATTGTCCTAGATAAACTTTTTGATAAACGCCTACATAGTTGTGGTTATAAATGTGGCTATAGTATGCTATTCTTTCACCGACATAATTTTTTTGGAAAAGTCCTGAGTATTGTCCAAGATAGGTTTTGTCATACTGCCCTAACCACGTTCTTGTAAACAATCCTTTAAAGGTACCCTGATATGTACCGGACCATAATTTATGAAATGATCCTTCATATTCTTTTGAGTATTCTCCAACATATATGTGAGTGTATACTTGCTCATATGCACCTGAATATAAAACGTTGCTTGTTCTTACTGTAGGAACAATTGCTGAACGAGTATCAGTATATTGGCCGACCCACGTTGCAGTAAACTGTCCTTCATATTCTTTGTTAAACGATCCTTCATATAGTCCAGTATATGTTTTTGTATATTGTCCTAAATAAGTTCCTGAGTAAGTTTTTGTATATAGACCCGTGTATGTTTTTATGTATGGGCTACCTGACTCAGCATAATGTTTTTCAAATTGTTTATTAAAGGTACCAATGAAGTTTCCTATTGTCTTGTTATTATATCTCTGTGGCCCAGTGTACTGACCACTATATGCTTTATTGAAGGTTCCTTCATATTGTTTATTAAATGTACCTTCGAAGTTTCCAGTATACTGTCCTTCATACTGTTTATTAAACGTACCTTCATATATACCAGTAAATGTTCCAGTATATTGTCCTGTATATGTTTTGGTGTAATTTCCTAGATAAGTCTTATTAAACGATCCTTCATATTCTTTTGAATATTGTGCTAGATAAGATTTAGAATAACTTTTAGTATACTGTCCTATATAAGTTTTAGTATATGCTTTACTCCATCCGGACAGATATATTTTAGCTGGTGTATTATGGACGTAATTATGTCCCTGATAAGATTCAGCAAACTGACGTTCCGACCCTAAAAAGGATTTTGTATAATTAATCTCAGCCACTTAAGTGTCCCTTATGTTAGTGTCTGATACCAAATGTCTCCGTTATTTCCTATAGAATTGCTTGAGGGAGCAGAAGATGAAATGTAAACTTTCTGGTTAGGAGTGTGTGCAAATGCACTACTTGGGGTACCACTTGCATTTGTATTTGCAAATGTTACTCCTGTTACATTAATGGTAGGGGTGCTTGCTGTTGTTATTCTACCTTTGGCATCTACTTCAAAACTCAATAAATGAGTATTATTAGAAGTGTATTCTCCTGATGTTACGCCAGAGTTAGCTAACGCTGCATTTGAAACTAGACCACTAGAATCTACTACGGTATTAGTATTATGTAATATTTGATCAGCCATTATTGTTCCCCTTCCAACTTCTCTACTTTACTTGACAATTCTTTAACGGCCTCAATTAATAATGGTATCAGGCTATTATAGTTTACTGTTTTGTATCCACGGTTATTTATGTCTACTGCATGAGGGAGAACTGACTCCAATTCCTGAGCTAATACACCATAATCAACAGTACCAATTCTATAGTCATCTATATGTTGGTTCCATTCAAATTGATATCCACTTAGATCATTTACTTTATTAAGTGCAGTATCAATTTTTATAACTTTGTCTTTTAATCTTTTATCTGATGAGTAGTTAGCAACTAAATCATTTCTTGCATATACATTGTCTGTTTCTAATGCTGTCGTGTTGGCTCTTGTTCCTGACGAACCTGAGACGAATGTAGAAACGCCATTTGCATTTGTACCAATGTCCATGCCATCATTTAAAACCATTGTACTAGTAAAGTGAGCATTAGTTAGATTAACGGTTGCTCTACCTGATGGATTTGATCCTATTCCAATTACTACATTAGCACCTGTACTGAATTCTGCATTTGCTCTAACTTTTAATACAGCTGTGTTTGCTTCTGCAATATCTAATGTTGTGTCTGATGGTAATACTGCTGAACCTGAAACTTCTAAATTAGCTACCACTGCTTTAGTAGTAGAAAGAGTAGTAACGTTGCTGCCAGAAAGTATTGAAGCATTTGAACCAAGATATATATGTGTACCATTAATATCTGTATTGCCACCAACTGTTAATGTGGTTCCAAACTGACCAGATGTCGTTGCATTTACAAAACCTGTGATAGATGTGTTTCCACCAGTAATTGTTGAACCTACTGATAATGAATCAGATGTATTTGCTGATGTGAACACACCTTTCCATCTTCTTGATGTATGACCTAATACTTTGCCGTTAGCTGTAGGTTGTAAACTTGAATCTACTCTACCTGTAAAGGAGATATCATCACCTGATGCATTTCCTAAATCTACATCCCCATTTAGTGTCGTAGCTCCATCTACGTTTAGAGCTCCATCAATATCAGCTGGTCCAGTTGAGCGTAGTCCACCAACATTTGCAAATGTTGCATCTAAGTTATTTGTAACAGAAGCATTACCGTTTATTGTTGTATCGCCTAATGCTGCAGTGCTTGATACAGTTAATGTACCAGTTGTTGAAATTGATGTAGAAGTAAGTTTAGAATTTGCAGCTGCATTACCTACTGCAATATCATTATTAGCTAATCTTACTTTTGTGTTAGCTGTTCCTACATGAATTGCTACTGACGCATTAGCTGTACCTGTTACTACTAAATTACTTTTAGCTCTGAGTAGACCATCTACGTTAGCAATGCCTCTTGATCTTAGTGTAGCTGAATTAGCCTCACCTGAAATATCTACATCAGATCCAGTAGTAACGACACCAGTTAAATTTGATGTTGTTGATACATTTATAAATCCGGTTAATGTAGTATTCCCAGCAGCTAAGGTTTTGCTTAATGTTGTGTTGCCTGCTACTGATAATGTATTTGATAATGTTGCGGCTCTTAATACATCTAATGTATTGTTTATATCAACCGCTCCAGTTACAGTCATTGAGTTACTAAATGATGCATTTCTTAATACATCCAATGTACTGTTTAAGTCAACTGCTCCATTTGCTTGTAATGTACCTGATACGTTAGCTGATGATAGAGTTGATTTGCCTGCTACTGTTAAAGTGTTGCTTAAAGAAGCTGTATTAGTTACTGCTAATGTATCACCAAGCGTTGTAGCTCCATCTACATTTAATGTACTGTCAAGGTCAACTGTACCAGTTGCTCCTAATGTAGCTACGTTTGAGTGTCCTGATACGTTTGCACTAGCTGCTTTAATGTTTCCTACTGCAGTAACATCTCCTGTAAGAGTTGATGTGCCTGTTACTTCTAATGTGCTTGATAATGTTGTAGCTCTCGTAACTCCCAGGGTTCCAGTAATTGTTGCATTATTGGCAACAGAGATTGTGTTTGATAATGTTGCAGGACCAACAATTGCTACTGCGTTTGATAATGTTGTGTTGCCTGTTACGGATATTGTGTTAGCTAATGAAGCAGCTTTTGAAACACCTAATGTACTGGCTAATGATGTAGCACCTAATACGTCTAAGGTTCCATCCGTGTTAATACTTGTAGGAGTGATTGCTGTGTTAACTGTACCGCTACCTACCGTAATCTTTCCTTCTGAAACTGTTATTATGCCATCTGTACTTCCATGATGGATAAATGTGTCACCTGCAACACGTAACTCGGTACCTATGTTAACATTGGCTGCTGCAGTTACATGAGCATTTAAAAATGATGTAGATCTAACATGCAATGTATCGGAGTTAGCTTCACCCGCAACATCTACGTCACTGTTAGCAGTTACATCTCCAACTATTAATAATGTGTTTGAGAATATAGATGCATTAGATGCATTAACAGCTCTAGCATTTAGTTCCCATCTCTTAAGATTTGTACCTAATAAATTATCATTGGCTGATGGCTCTATGTTTGAACTTCTTGCATTAAATGTTACTAAGTCTGTATTAGCATTACCTAATGTCGTGTCGCCTTGTACTGATGCATCTGTTACTACTACTAGACTGTTTACATTTGCTTCTCCTGCTACATCTACATCTGCTTGAGCTGTTATATCGCCTGATGCATTAATTGTGTTTGCATTTAGTATCCATCTTGCATCATCTAAACCTAATGCTAGAGTATTACTTTCTGGAATAATACCTGAGGATACTTCTGCAACAAAGTTTACTGAATCAGTATTTGCATCACCTAATGTTACGTTTGCATTAAAAGAAGCATCTCCATCTACGTTCAATGTTGTATCTAAATCTACAGCTTCTTGAACATTTAACTTATCTGTTAAAACAGTGTTTGAGTTGACAGTTAATAGATCACTATTAGCATTTCCAATTGTTGCATTGTTTGTTACAGTAAGAACTCCGTCAATATTTGTTGCAGAGTTAATATCTAAACTTGTTCCGTGAATGTCTAAATGTGTAGAATCAATAGTTGCATTAGTACCAGATACGTTTACATCAGTTGATGTAATGTCTAACAATGTGCCTTTAATGTTGGTTGTTGTAGAATCTAGATTAGCTGTTGTTCCTGATAATTTAAGACTTGTTGCATTAATATCTGTAAGTGCATTGTCAATATCAACATTTGAATGTGCATCTATTGTTGTTCCATTTACTAATAATGTAGTACTATGTACGTTAGCTGATGTTCCTGAAATCTTTAATTCTGTTGCTGCTATGTCTACGTTAGCAGAATCTACATCAATGTTTGTAGAATTTATATCTAATGTAGTTCCATTAACAGCTGTAGTTGTTGAATCTAAATTTGCAGTTGTACCAGTTAATGTGAAGTCAGTAGCTGTAATGTCTGTATCAGCATTATCAATATCTACAATAGCGTCTACATCAAGCAGTCCACCACTTACATGGACATTTGCTTGTGCATTGATATGTGAATAGTGAGTAGAGTTGGCTATAAAGGTTGCATTAGTACTAATGATTAAGTTAGCAAGTGCAGAGTTTGCACCAACAACGTTTGAGGAGTCGTCTGTACCTACACCTTGAATGCTATCTGTAATCATTAATGTGTTAGCACTAAAGAATCCATTTACATATGCATTACCAGTTGTGCCACCACCTACTGAGTGCATTTCAGTAGTTACGACACGCTTCTCCATATCGTATGTTATTCTGTTCGTTAGGTCAACCCATTCTCTGAAGGTATCAGATGACGGTACTACGTTCGCACTTGTATAATTATTACTTGCCATTTATTCCCTCTGTGAGTGTCATCAACATTTTTTTTATCTCTACCATATCTTGTTTTAAAGAAGCTACATCTGTAGACAACTCTTGTACTGTATTTCCTTTCTTTCTTTTTAACTTATAAGCAGCAAAAGAAGCCTTATCATTATTTATAAGTGCCATAGAGGAAGTGTCTCTATATAATCCATTTCTCTCTGTTTCTACTAAAAGTTTTCTAGCCATTATAACGATACCGCAATTGCCCTATAGTTTTCAAGGTAAGGTGACTTAGAAGTTGAATCTGATGTCATTATTATCTTGATTGAAAGATACTTGTAACCTATCATTTTTTCATTATTACTATTGTAATATGTTGCTACATAAGGAACAGTAAATGCATTGTCATCATCAGATTGAGGATCTCTAAATACCTGGTTCTTGTATTCAGCATCAACTTTAGATATCTGTCTACCATCAAGTTCAGTACCTATTGATATATCATCTCCAATAGTCATTGATGTGTCACTAGCAATTGCTGTTACCATTGATACTTGATAGTTAGTATTAGCATCGAATGGAGGATTGTCTATCTTAACTAGATCTCCTACTGCAAATTCTGTTGTAAAGGATGTTCCGACTCCAGTAATAGTTGGACTTGCATTATTAAATGTTACTGATCCTGTTTTAATGGTTGACTGAGGAGCATCATTAAATTCAAAACTATATTCAATAGTATCGTTTCTATTCTCACTAGAACTTATCTTATCTTTGTTTTGAATTATTTGTAACTCTGACCATGAATTATCCCCTGAATCATCAGCTTGGTTAATTGGTTTAGCATATACTTTTATATCTGTTCCAGCTGGTCTATATGCATTTACAAATACTTTTATATCTTCTGCATCAAGTCCATCTCCTAAAGTTAATGTTCTTGAAATGTATTTTGCTGCAGCTTGTCCTTTTTCTGGAACATGCTCATCTACCACACTATTGTTAATTACATTTTCATATATTAATAATGACTGTGATTGTAGATCAATCATAGGTGAAATGTATCTATTCTTAGATGAGAAGTTATATCTTAATTTTAGGGATTTGTTTATTGTAGTCCCGTCAATCTCATTAGACTTACTCTTAATTTTTATAGGTGCATCTGGATAGTTTCTATCGTTTGTTTTAATTCTTTCAAATTCTGTTAATGAATTATTAGCAGAGTGTGTTGCACTTAATTTAGTAACAATAGCTGTAGCATTAGGAACATTGTTATATAACCTAGGCTCAAAGTATGTAATGTTAGTGTCTTCCACGCTACCAATAACTGCTGTAGCTCCGCTTGAAGAACCTACCAAAGTGTTTGCAGAAGTAAACAAGAACGTACTATTAGTAGCTGTACTATCATTAATAAGAATTGTGTTTGTATTTGCATCTATTTGTTTAAATGTTCCTACAGGTGTTATTCTTATCTTACCAGACGAAGCTACTGTTTCAGTAATATCTGGTGCACCCCTTAACTTAATAACTGTGCTGTTTGCACTAGATACTTCTACGACATCATAATTACTGTTTGCATTTTCTAAAACTATTTTATTACCAGCGCTAATACCTAGCAATGATAAGTCCGTAGTTCCAGCTGTAATTGTGTCTGATCCTGATGCAAATGTTACGTTTCCTGTTGCAACTGTACCAAGTTGGAAAACTTCCTCACCTTGATCAAATGAACCTGAAACTCCGTTAGCATCTGTCTTTAAGAATTCGTAATCATCATTTACTAAACTTATCTGAGAGTTAGTTGCATCAAAGTATGCTGCGTTTAAAGTAAACTTAACATCTTCGTCCATATATGGTGTCCATTGTCTATCATTGCTTGATAAGAATAATGTACCAGCACCCCAGTCTTGGTTTATTGATCTACCAGTTCTTAATTCTGATTGACCTGCTTTAGATGTAAACACTTCTAATTCTGGGTTATTGGATTCAGGTTTTATTACAAAGCAATACTCTTTATTAGTTTCTACACCTACAGGTGCTTTAAAGTTTATTCTCGTAAGTGCTGATCCGTCCGTTGATGTAACTATCTGATTTGATTTTAACATTGTCTGACCAAATGGTAGTATGCTTGAACCTGGTACTCCATTAATTACTTCTCTGATCTCAACTGTACAACCTAGAGATGAATGTTTTTTAGCAAATGCAACATCAACAGATTTTAAATAACCGAAAGGTGCACCAGCAAACATTGAGTCTTGAAGCTTAAATGTTTGTGCCAATGGATCAATGTACTGTGCGCATCTATAATGCGCTGATTCTCTTGGGGCTCTGTGCATATCTCTATTATGAGCATTTATGCCCCAGTTTCTTAAATCCTGTACAACTGAATCTGTACATATCTCACAATCATGTACTCTTAAAGGAATAACTTTCGTAAACCCTCTTTCAGGGAACTCATCAAAGATATCAAGATCACTTCTGTTGAATTGTTCGCATATATCTCTAATTCCGCCATCCTCATCAGGTGGTACTATAATAGGATCATCATTTGCTGGACCGCCTCCATCATCGTCGACTGGTATTGTAACTACCTCTTCAACAATAGTGTTGCTTATTGCTTGATAGATATTTGATGTCTCTGTTGATGATAGTATTGGTTGTCTTGTAGTTTGAGTAACAACAGTTTTGCTTAATCCAAAATTAAAGCAATTGAATTTAGTAGAAGCTGCTGATACAGTTTCGCCCACTTGAGATAGGTTTGATACATCAGTAATTGCAAATTTTCTTTCACCTGCAAAGAATGTAGCTGCAGGTATTCTAAAGATACCAGACAATCCTCCTGTAGTGTTTGCTGTTAATGCAGAACCAAATGAATTCTTTCTTCTGATCAATGCTTTAATGTTTTGAGAAGATGCAATTTGAATAGGGTCTAACTCAGGTTGTATATGAGTTGCAACCTCACCAGGTGCAACCTTTGAATTTACATCTACGTTATCAAAGTATACGTAATGTCTTAATCCTGGTCTCAATCCTGTAGCAATAAATCTAATATCTATACCAGGTATATAAGGCTGGAATGATATATCAGTAACAAACTCACCAACCGTTTTTCTAGTTGTAGATACATCGCCTGTGAGTCCTTTGTTGGTCTCTTCAATCTCTGTTGTAGTAACTATTTCATATGTTTCTGTAGCTGTTAATCCTCCTGGATTTACAACAGAGTCAAGTAATGTTTTGGTTTTTTCTTCTGAAATTATTTTTTGTTCAGTAGTCTGTAATGGAAGCATTTTACTCAGTTCATCTAATAATGATAGAGTACCTGTTGCAACGTCAACGTCAATTTGAACCTCAGGGCTTATTGTCTCATCTACATGGTTAAGATAGTCTGGATATAATTGAACCGTACCATTGTATTGCCAGAATGCTGATGTACATTTTCTACTTTGTGTAGCATTTGGTTGTTGAATAATTCTTCTTACCCTGTGATCCGTCATGACAGAATCACCTATCTGTCTTGCACGACCGCCACTAGATAGTACTAAATCTAAATTATACTTTTCAAATCTAGGTGTAAGTAAAGCTCTTGCAGTATCAAAACCTGCTTTATATTCAGTGTTTAATGGATTACCTGTTGTAGGTTTTACAAAATTATCTACCATGAATCCGTTTTTAAACCTATCAGATAATGGATTTGATCTTTGTGGTATTACTTCTTTTGATGTTCTTTTTTCTAACAGGTTTAATGAGCTGTAGTATTCTAAATTATCAACTCTTTGATCAATAGCTTTTATATCGCTCATTGTATATCTTTTTAACTGTGACGAAGATATCTTTACAGCTAAGTCAGGTCTTTTAGAAATAGAAGCCATTACTGAATCTAAAGATGGATATACTGGAACATTTAAAGTTCCAAGTTGCATAGAGTCTGATGGAATAGTTGGAAGCTGTGGGTTAACGCTAGACTGTCCATATACTATTGAAAGGTTTCCATCCTGTATAATTAATGAATCTCTTCTTGGTAGGTAGTATTCAATACTACTGCTCCACAATCTATTAGGAGAAGATGTTATTGTATTACCAGAAATTTGTTCTACTGAAGATGGGTTTACAGATGCATCTGCATCTAAGAAAGTACCCTCTACAGTACCTGTAGCTGAAACATATGGTCTAAAATCAATACAGTCTCTTAAAGAATAATCAATACCAGATATATCAGATTTTAAAACTGGAATGTCTTGTGTCTGTATTTTAGTAGATAATACTTGAGTGTCATCAATTAAAGCAGCATATGATCTAAATGATGCATATCCTCCGACTGAATCGTTATCAAAATGTCTAAATGTAGCAGCTATAGTTCCACTTGAACTTACATTATACGTACTACCAGGAGTTAATTTTAATTTAGATAATCCATACTTAGAACCTTTTTGGCCATTAAGTAAATCAAATTCTCGTGTCTTATCAGACATTGTTCCATTAGCTATTGCATTGGCTATGGCATTGCTTCCTTGAACAATAGTATTATCTGAAGCATAAACTGATACTAATTTATGGCCATCTGGTATACCTAGAGACCATGGACCGACCGTGTTAGCTTCATTGTTTGCTGGATATATTACTATCTCAGAAGTCTTATATTGTTTTGTTATACCAGGTGAACTAGTTTCTTTTGTTTTATGTATTAAGTCAGCAGTCCAGCTAGAGCCAAAAGTTCTTCCAAGATTTACAGTTAATGTTTGTCCTGATCCTGATAAAGCTGCTGAAGCTGTTGATCTATTTTTAAGTGGTATCGCTCTTCCTTTAGGATATGCTATACTAATTGATTGATTAGAACTAGCAGGAACGTTTCTGTCGACGATTAAATTAGTACCGCCTTTTTGAACAACTTGGAATATTCCAGCGTTAGCTGATGAGTTAGCTACTCTAATGTAGTCGCCTTCAAAAATATCTGATACATCTACAGATGTAATCTTTGTTGTTCCATTAGTTGTTGTGTTTGGATCATTTTCTGTTGTTGAAACGATTGTAGTGTTTGAAATTAATAAAAGATCATTTTCTTGAGCTTCTGTTAAAGTTGTGTCAGCTGTTCCAAAGTTCCAGTTTTGTGTACCGTCTTTTTCAAATGTTGCAGATCCATTACTATCAAATGAACCATCAGTGCTATCTTCAAAAGTAAAACTTGCATTGTTAGATATTGATTTAATTCCTACCTGACCAACAGAGAATACCATATCTCTGTCTTGAGCTTGTTGATCTAATATTTTTGCTTTGCCACTAGAATTGAGAACTAAGTCAGCTATTCCTCTATGAGTTAAATTTGTTTGTGAATTTGTACCTGTATATTCTGTGCCACTATAATGGAATAAGCTCTTTGCATTCTTAGCAAATGATTTACCTGGCTCCATTTGTATATCGTAAATGTATAGATTAAATTTAGAAGTACTCTTAGAAGTATCAGATGACAATGTTTCCATTGCTCTAACTCTTGCAGAACCCACTACATTGCCTGTCGTACCTGCATATGCTAATGTTTTATTTGTATCATTAAATCCAGCAATAGTGTTTGATGATATATCGTAAGTTGATCCGTTTGCTGCGCTTACAGAGTTAAATGCAGCACCCATTAAAAGAACTCTATCGTTTGTTTTTATTCCAAACTGGCCAGCATACTCATCTACTTCAACATAGTTGCCATAGTTTATAGAAATTTCTTGATTTGGTATACTTAATGATTTTGTAGCTTTTTGATGAGAGATTCTATTTGTATTAATTAACTCAAAACGTTGACCTTTATTATATCCTATACCAGCACCTACAGCTACTGAAAAGTGAGTAGTGTTACCTCTTATTGGTTCTGTACCAATAGCAAGCGGTTCAATAACATAGTCTCCACTTGTCTCATAAAGTCTTTGTTCGATAACTTCGCCTAGACCAGAAAGCTGAGCTTTGGTATTTAACTTAACTGGTAACCCATGTTGGAACTCAACTAGTCTTAAGAAGTTGTTTGATGTTACAGCATCTGCAGTAGTGTTCACTACAAGTGTTGGCTGTAATTTTAATCTATCTGCACCAGGTGCATTTTCATTAGCAAAGCCAGAAGCGTTGTCAAGTAAAGATGTATCGATACTACTGTTAACAAATGACTCTTCAGTTGTTACACCTACAGACAGCTCATTAGGTCTGCTAGAATACTTAGATACAATAATACTTTGTTCTGCAAAACGTTGGAAGGTACCTTTTTGGAAAATGACGCCATCTTGTACTTTCATCTGGAAGGCACTTCCTAATACGTTAAACTCTGCATTAGAATTTTGAAACTCTGTATTGGCTATTGTAACATTGCCGCTTTTATTAAGCGTTACTTCTACAGTTATCTGTCCATTAGATATTGCATTAGCAAAATCATATATGGTGTTTGATGTTGTGTTGCCTTGTGTAAACACTCCACCATTAGATGCTACGATTGTAGCAGAGGGTAAATCATCAACGCTGAATCCAGTGCCATTGGCAGTAATGTTTGCTGATAAGTATTGGTTAGTTCCGTCTGTAGTAACTACATGACCAGATAAACCTGACCCTTTTAAATTTGATGTCACTGATATAGAATCAGTATTGGTTACAAAAACATCGTTAGGAATACCTGTGAACACAACATTAGCTATGCCAGTGCTTGCAGGATATATTTCTACTTCGTCTGCTGGGGCATATGCTTTTTTATTAGCTGTATTTCCAGTGTTGATGTAATTAAAGAATAAAGTGTTTAGATCTGGGTTCTGAGATTCTAAACCACCTGATGTAGAAACAATTCTTGATACTAGGTTTGAATTATCTCTTATGAAATCGCCTTCACCAAACAAGTTAATGTTTATGTCTGTGCCTGAAGAAGTTTTGTCTAGTATCTTTGCATACTTGATATCATTAGTATATGTAAATCCACATCCTTTTACTATTGATCCTTCTTTTAAATTAAACTGTCCAAACTTCTCAATCTGATTTTGAAGTATAGTTTGTAACTGAGTCAGTTCCCTAGCTTGCAGAGGCACTGCTGGCTTAAACAACACTCTATGATAATCTTTTGTCTCATCAAAGTCGTCGTAATACGGATTTACATTTAAGTCTGTTTCTATTCCCATTTGTTCCTCTAAAACTCAATCATTAGTTTAATTCGTTCTGTTTGATCATCTGATCTTGTTATTGGAGAAACGTTTTCTAAGTAAACAATCTCTCCAGTGTTTGGTACTATATCCGGTCCAGCAGTATCTTGAAAAGTTCCTGCACCTCCACTTAAACTTCCGTCAAATGTATAGTCTGTACCACTAGCAGCATCTGATGCTAACCAATTACCTTTTTTGTTTGTAATAGTAAGCACAGCTGCTCCTGCTCCAGTATTTATGCTATGTACTATACCTGTCGCATTAGTACTTGCCTGAATAACCGGTTCATCTATTGAAAAAGCTGCATCTGTAGTAGTTTGAGCAAATCCAGTCAATCTAAATCTTTGATCAAATGTAGAAAAGTTTGATGTGCTTCTCTCATTTGTTTGAAAGTCAGATATTGTAGATGATGTGTTTGAAGTCTGGCCAACAATTCTATGTGTAGTGTTTCCTGCTGCAGATGTTACAAATTGACCATACACATTAGATAAATTAATTGAACCTGTAGCTCTTGTTGAGACTACACCATACGCACCAGTTGTAGTTTGAATGACCACTTCTTCATCCTGGAATGATTGGCCACCAGTAGTTCCTCCATCTGTGGTTAATGTGTTAGCTAAAGTTATTACACAATTACTAAACAAAGGATCTTTTACTATACCGATCTGTCTAAAGTCATTGTTAGCTGGAATGTTTCCACCTTCGCTGTTTGCAAAGTCTACGGATATTCCTACTGTGTCTGAGTATAGTTCATTAATTGGATCGGATCCATGACCACCTTTAGGTCCAATAATGACTGTCACGTTTGCATTGTCAGCTTGCAGGCTGCTTACTATTCCAGTGTTTCCTATAATTGTAGCATCAGCAAAAGTGTATCCTTGACCTCTTTTTGTAATTTCAATTGTGTCAATTGCTCCAATGGATGTGTTTACAATTGCTCTACCTTCAGCACCTGAACCATCACCTGATATTGTAACTGATGGTGTTATTTCAAATCTTGAAGTAGTATCAACAATCATGCCAGTTGTATTTGCAAAACCTTGATCATTTGCAAGTAAAACTCTTCTTGCAGATCCTGTGACAATATATTCGCTTATTGATGCTGCAGCACCTGCTCCTGATCCAGCGGTAATGTAAAACGTTGATCCTTTATAGAAATCTGTATTAGCTGATAGAGTAGACGTATCTGATACCAAATCTGTTATTAATGAAGTAGCATTAGTAGTTTGTCCTCTCACTACTACGACGTCAGTGTTTCCAAAGAAATTTCCAGCAATGTCTACGACTCTTAGTTGTGACGTGTTTGCTTCAATTGTTACAGCATTAGCAATGTTATTAATTAAGTTGGGAGCATTGTTGCTATCAAATAGATCTCCGTTAGAATGCTTTCCTAATAGATCAACTCTTTCAATACCAAATGTACCACTTACAAAAGTATTTGTTTGAGAGTATGTTACGTTAGCACTCACTAATGATTCTATCTCAAGCATTCTTGAGTTTCCACCAACATTAGTAACTTTTATAACACCATTTGCAACACTGTTATATCTACTACCTCCACTATTAACTGTTACGAAGTCTATAGCTCCTGATACAGCATTAGAGGTAATAACGGAATCCTCTATAAGTGGTATTTTCTTAGATGTAACAAATTTGTTGTATGTTGATAAAGGTATCTCATACATAAGTTTCCATTGATATCGATCAGTCGTGGTGATGTAGATATCATCGTTAGCTGATGTCTCTGACGCTGTTGGTTTGTCAATTGATGGGGTACCCTTATTGTTTCCTAAACATTTAAACACACTATAATCATTATTAGCTTCTTGTACATGCACAAAGAAATTTTTATCTTTAAGATTGCCATCTCTATGATCATACTGAGCATACACAGTATTGGCTGACCATTCATTGTTTGCAATCATATGTTTTATGTCAGATGTAGTTACCTGCTTACCATATATCATGTCCCTGTATGGTTGATAAAAAGCATTTTCTGGCGAATTGTTTTGAGTCGGAGGAGTGTTATCATTAAATCCTGTTTCAGTAAACGGATCATGCTTTCCTATGAATACGTAATATAAACTGTTTGCAGTCTCATTAAGTGACTCTACAAATTGCTTTGCATTGTGTGAATTAAAATTTGATGTTACTAATTTTCCCATTACGTGTTTACCGTTTCTATTATGTCTCCATTGCTACTGTGTATTCTCTGTACTTGTGTATTAGAGAATGTGACACTTACGTTTGCAATGCTTTCTTTTATTACTCTACCAAACAATCTCGTTCCTGCAATGTGTGTTGACTGTAAAAGTATGTCTCTATATTTATTTAAAGACAACCCAGACTCAATTACATATGAATGTGATTGATAAAAATCGTTATCATGTATGTATTTAGTATTCAAAAATGCTTCTTTAGAAGACCAATATCCAGGTCCTACACCTGTAGTCGCAACATTAGCTACGCCACTGACGACTATTTGATTCTGAGAATTGGTAGATTGTAATGTTAAATTGGCATTGTGTTGATATCCAAATCCACTATCTATGACCTCTACACTAGTAACAATACCATTGGCTGCTCTTGCATCTGCGATTACATTTGCATTATCTCCGATAGGTCTTGTCGCAACATCTTCGTATAATGAGTCTATTGTACCACCTGCACCTGATGACAATCCTTGCAATGTACCACTATCATTGAAACCTACGCTAAATGATAATCTTCTAATACCTACATCACCTGTGCCGTCTAAATTGGTGTTGAATTTGTAAACCTGTCCTTTTGCTACAGATGATTGAGAAACGGTTCCTAGACCGTCTACAGTCGCTGCTATCGATGCTATATTAGCATCTCCTTGACTCGGATCTCCAAAGATAATTGGGTCTTGTGTAAATGGAGTTGGATCAGAAACATCAAACGTAAAGTTGTTATTTCCGTCCTCTATTCTTTTCCTTAAATTTGTTACTGTCAGTGATGTAGAGTCTCCCGATAAAATTTCACCTAGTATATCGGCAGTGGCATTAACTGATTGTATTACAGATCCCCCTATCAGATCCTCTATTTGTGAATTGTTTGCTGTAGCATCTGCAGCACTGTTGTTGAATGATAAAGTAAATCCTCCACTAACAGTTAAAACTTGCGATTGGAATGTTACTGTCTGATTAATTGTTTCACCAATAACAAAATCTCTGGTTTCACCTGCAGCCGTTGTATTCATATCAGATAGGTTTACTACAATGTCTCTTCTATTATATTTTGCAATACCTGGTGTGTATACTGACACAAATGGATCAAAGTTATAATTGTTTCCAGGGTTGATTTGAGAAAATGATGATATGGTACCGACGTTTCCACTGATTCTTGTTAACACTTTGTCTAAAATAGTTGTATAGTCTCCGTCCTGGTCTTTTGGAAAACCGTAACCAAAATCAAAATTACCAGTCACGGTTGCTACGTTTCCTGATGTTGCTGGCAATGTTGCAGTCGATTCAGTAAAGAATCCTGCTCCTTGATTTGTAACAGTTGTGCTGAGTATCTGGCCATTACTGTCAACACTTATGGTTGCTATAGCATTCACTGTTGGCGGTCCACCACCTTCACCACCATTGCTAAATATTATTTCAGCACCTTGTTGATATCCTGAACTTCCAGCAATGACGTTACAGCTGTCTACGAATCCTATTCCGCTGTTTCCTCCATCAATAAGACAATCTAGATATGCACAATTGGCTACATTATTTTCACCTATAAAATCTGTATAGATTGTTATTGGATCCTCATTCTCTAATGTTCCTATGTTAAAGTTTGCACCTTGACCTGATCCTACAGCTACAATGTTTGCGTAAGTGTTTGAGTCTCTTCCTTTTATAAATGCAGCAGCTGAGTTGTGAAAACTAGCTAAAGTGCCGTTTGAATATCTTGTAGTTTTAAAACCTACGTTTTCACTGTTTGATCCAATTACTTGTGCTGTCACAGATACATTAGAAAACACATCTGCTATTCCATTTGAATCTGCGTTTGCCATAAACATCACATCAGATACACCAGTTATTGATACTGTATTTGTGATAGCTATAGCATTAGTTCGTCTACCTTTTATCTTTTTATCATCATTCCATTGTCCAACAACTTCATTTATTACCACATGAGTTACGTTAGATTGAGATACTACACCATTTGCACCTGCTTCAGTAATATCAATGTTTGTGACGTTAGCAGTATTTGCTAATCCAGAAGTAACGTCCTGTACATTATCGTTAGATGACCATTTACCAAATGATCCATTTAGAACCATAGTTGTAGCATCAACTGATACCACAATACCATTAGCTCCACTTTCGTCACCTTGAACCACATCTCCTACAGAAAATGATCCACTTGTATCTTGTATTGTTAGGCTTACAGCGTTTTCTTCATCAATACCCTCATTTACTACAAACCCATGAGTATTGGACGCTAAGTTAATTGTAGCTGTTGCTTGGTTACCAAATGAACCAGAAGTTAGTGCTACTGTAAGCTCATTGGTCCCTGTTCCTGTAGAACTGTCTATTAGATATCCATTAGCTATAATATTGCCATCAGAATCCTTACCTCTTACTATAGGAGTCTTTGCTTCATCTACAGAAGCGGTTGCATATGTCCAGTGGTTAGTATCGTTAGCTGCATTATAAGCTGCTAAGTCATTATTAAAGTCTGTAGCACTTAGTATAGATATCTTCTCTACTTTTTGTTCTACTGTTTCAAATCTAAAAAACTCTGCATCTTCAATTCTATAGATGATGCTATCAAATGGAGCAGCTACATTTACGTCTCCATTGGCATGTGTGTTTCCTGTAAAGGTATTACTATATGTCTGTGCAGCATTAATAACATTGTTAACTTGGAGGTTCTGATCATTAACATCAGTGAATGTTACGTTGGAATCTTTGGAGAATCCAAATCCTCCATTTGCTAATTCAAAATCTACAAGTCCTGTAGCAGCTGATATTGATGTTACTCTAGCTCTACCTTGCTTTCCTGATGATGCTAAAATGTCAAATGTATCACCTATTTTATTATCACTACCACCCAATGTTATTTCAATATCGGATAATGATCCAGTAACAACCGGCATATCATCTTGAATACCATCAGAGGATTTTGCTACTATTTCACCTCTAATAAAGTTGCCTCTTAGATTTGATAGTGTTAGTACGTGTACTTTTACTTTATTGAGTAGCTTTGTAGATATACTTTCAACGAATGCTTTTGCTCCACTTGAAGCACCTACGACCTCTAATCCTTCTAACTCTATGAGTTTGTTAAGATCGCTTGCATATGTTTCTATGTATCTAGGTAATTTAAAATCAGAAGCTGATGGCTTTAAGACATCATCACTTGGATATTTTATTTCTGCACTTTCATCAAATAACAGTCTGAATAAAAGCTGTACTGCTCTGGGTGTACCTTTTGCTCTGTAGAAGTCCATGATGTTTTTGATAGTAAGTCTATCATCAGCTTTTACTAGCCCAGGCAATTGGCTAAGATACGTAGCCTTAAAATGTTCTAAAAACTGTCCTGTTGTTGAATCTATATCATTATATTGTAGTAAATTTCTAGAAACGTCTAATGTATTATTATCTTGTTGAAGGTATTCATAGTATGCCCTAATAAATTCTTGGAATATCTGTCCTTCTTCTGAATAGAAGGCTGGGAATTGTTCCTTGACAAATAATGAAATATTGTCTTCAATCTCACGCATTACACTCTCTCTTGTATAATGTTTATTCGTGGTGTATTATTATAGCTTAGAATTATATTCTTATCTGATCTGATTGTTTGAGTGTCAGGATTTGCAGTAACAGTTATACCTGCTCCTGAATAAGAAGAGACTGTTAATCCTGTTATGTTTACTACACCCAATGCATAATCTACAGTACCTATCTTAGGTTCCACTATTTGAATTTCACCACTTGCTTGTTTTACTATCTGCATTACACCAACACCATTGTCTCTTAATGAACAGTTAGTAATTGTTTTATATGTGAATGGTGTAGACTTGACTGGTGATGATCCATCAACATATGTTGAATCTGCCTGAGGAATTTCTTGAACTATGGGATTATTAAAGTTCAATACAAAGCTATTTGCACTATCCAATGTAGGCACTATAATTTTTTCCAGCTCAATAGTTGTTTCATTATTTAAAATTGCTGCATCTGCATCATCAATCTCTCTAGTTAATTTAGATTTTCTCAAGCTGCTGTTGAATTTATTAATGTTATTTGATGCAAAATTAGTTATTGTTGTTATTACATCTGACTTAATGTCTAGGTCAGACTTCGCAGTTATATTGGGATTGTACCTTATATTAGTTGTAATGTCAACAAATAAAAACTCTGGATCTACTACTTTAGGTACAGTAGACAGTGGAGATCTTAATCTTAAGAAGTCTTCAATATCTTTTTTACGACTGTCTGGAATACCATCAGCATTTTTCAAATCTACTGATACTATCACTTTTCCAAATTCTGGAGGTGTTGTTTCTTCGCCACCATAAACATTGATTGTTTCTATATCATTAAAGTTTTGTAAAAGAAGTGTTTTATAATCACTGACTGTAACTGTCCTATCTTGTATTGAT